ATCTGTAATTATCAGTGTTACTTTATCGTCCTCTACTTTATATTCTATGGTGTTACCTTCTAATTCTAAAATACCGAACTCAGATGCAGTCTCACCAAATAGACTATCAACCAACTGTCTGCTTAGTTGTGCGTATATTCTACTCTCTAAATTACGTATGAATCTTGCAAGTGTAGTGTTATCTGCTTCTCTTTCTAAATCTTCAACGTAGGCTTTTATTTCCTCTCGTATAGCTTCTTTTCTATTAAATTCTTGATTTTCTATTGTCAGATAGTGGCTAGATGTACCTATACCTGAAAAACTAGGGTTCTTAAACTTATGTGTCATTTCGTCTGCATTTACAGATATGACCATAAAAAACACTAATATAATTGCAAGTTTAGATATTTTCTTTTTTCTTGCCATAATTAATTTGCATTTCGTAAGTTTTTTTATTCTTCAATAATTCCTTGAAAATTTTATATCGCCTTTGTAATTTCGTTGATAATGTATTGCACCAACCATAAACCCAACAGGAAACCCATGAGTATTACCAGTGCCTAAATTAACAATTTCTTTTACATCGCCATATTTCATAACTGATTGGTCGTTGCCTTTTGATTTGAACAATTTAGAAAAGGGCACAAACATCACAACATTGTCTGCAACTTCAAATGCCTTGTCTAAAAAATCATCGAATATACTATAAGGGGGATTAGTAATTATCCAATCGACTTTACCATTGTAATTAAAGAAATCTTTGCCTTCTGATATTTCACACCAATCAACATCTGCAACCTCTACAGATAAACCTTTGAGTGCATGATTGTATTCTTGCATTGCTTTATAAAATGCACCATCGCCACGACAAGGTTCTAACATTTTGCCTTGTGGTCCAAAATGTTCAACTATCCACTTTGCTGTGTAATAGGGTGTCATAACAACATCCTGCTTTGTTGCTCGACCTGTTTTGTTCGCAGTTGTTGGTTTCACTACGCCTCTTCTTTTTTAGACTCTACGAGTTCATCTGTGTCAATTAATTGTTCTTTGCAATCTCCAAACTGACTACATCAAACCCTAAAATCTTCACCAAACTTTTTTTTCTTGCCATGTCTATTCCTTAATTAAATGCCCAAACAAAGATCGCTAATAACCCAATCAAAGACAATAAAATAAACGCAATAGAAGTTCTTTCAATAGTCCTACCTAGTTTTTCTAGATAAATCATATCTTGTTTTGCGTTATAATTTTCGTCCTCATAAATATACTTGTCTCGTGGATAAGGTCTTTTTGGCATGGGTTCGAATATTACATTGTCTATTGATACAAGCTGTTCTTCTTCTATTCTTTTTACTTCTGCCTCTTGGTACTCTGTCCATTTTTTACCATACTTTTCATACATGATGTTGTTAAAGTCTGCATCTAAAAATGCTTGATCTTCAGTCTTTTCTTTGGTCATCTCTATCTGCCTTTGCAATTTTATTGCTATCTATTAATTGAGGTACACCTAGTATAGTTTTAATAAGTGTATCTTGTCTGATTATTTCATTATCAAGTGATCTAACTCTGTCTATCAAAGCAACCAGAATGCCGTGTTGTGAATCTAACTTAGTACCTAGTCTCTGTTCCATTTGTTCTATTTGGTCAGCAACCTTATCGTCAAGAACGTCAACCTTGGTTTCCATACCGTCAATAATACGGTTTATTAGTTTCCAGATAAAAAAACCTAGACCTAGTGCAGCAGCTATTGGAAAGCCAACTTCATTTATAAATTGAACTGCTTGGTCCATTAATTTACAGGGACGTATAACCCTTTATCAATAAGAATGTCCCTATTTTTCATGTGTTCAGATTCTACGTCCTCTTTTGACTGTCCATGATATGCAACTGCAAGATGACACTGAATCATAAGTTTGTTGATATTAATATCATCAACTACAACTTCACCTAAAACTCTACCGTATTTACCTTTTGAGTCTTTAAGTTTTGTTTGAATGACTACTTTCTCCCCGCTTTCTATGGCTTCTTTTAAGAAAGCCCCAGCCATTTTTCCTCTAGCCTTCTCATCTTTGTTACGAGTACGTGACTCGGGAGTATCAATACCATATAAACGAACCCTAGTACTATAAGAAACATCAAACCCAAGGTCCAACACGACATCCACAGTATCTCCGTCCACCACCCTTTTAACTTTACAAGAGTACTCATACATCAGATATACCTGGTGGCAATAATACAAGTTACTAATACAGGGTAGATACCCCATATCAAAGCTTCTAATCTTTTGAATTTTTCAGATCCTTCATCAAGTCTTTTTTCAATATACTCAAATCTTATAGCTGATTCTCTTTCGTATACTTTTAAAGACGTTAAATCAGAATCTTCTCTGGTCATTTATCTTTTTTTACTCTTACAGTAGTGTAAGCTTCATTTACGTCTGGAGTTGATTTGTCATCGCCAACAAATTTACCATCCTCGTCCCTAGATCTTACTCGGACTCTTTTTGTACCAGTAACTTTATCTACCAATTTGCCCCACCAACTCATTATTTATCCTTGGCCTTGCCGATGTTAAGTGCTAGAAAATCTATCACTTTATATAATTTAGATAAAAATTTATCTCCTTGAGGTGTTGGGGTTACAGCGGCTACAAGTGATGCTATCGCTATAATTGCTGTAACCCACATAAATATATTAATCCACATCATATCTTTACTCTCCTTTTATTAATTAGCTGCAATATATGCTTTACCTGTATTAATAGCATTAGTGCAGTTTGTTTTTTTACTACTAGATGAACCTACTATATTAGGTGTATCGTTAGTTCCATCATAAGCTAATATAATTTCTAAATGGTCAACATTACGTTGTACTGTTTCATTTATCTCTGCTTGTGATTTATCAGTATCTTTTTCTGCTGTACCACCAACATGAGTAGATTTTTTGCCATTAGTATTTATGTCGTTAATAGCTGTTACGCTATCTTCTGCTGACGTTAAACATTCTGCAACTGTCTGAGTCATATTATTCTCCGTTTAATTTGTTTTCTAAATTTTCTATCTTTGCCGAAAGTTCTTGTACTGCTTTGACCATCAAAGGCATTAAAGATGCTTCACCAATTCGTTGTCTACCATCAGCTTCATCTTCTGTCCACATATCAAAACCATCTTTCAAGTCATGTTTATCTATAACTTCTTTTACTTCCTGTGCTACAAAACCATGATTGTATTTACCATTCATAATTCTTTCTTCTGATTCAGGCACGTGAGCTTTTAATTCAGAAGGCACGTCTTTGCCTTTTTTCCATCTAAAAGTAACAGGTCTTAAATCATTTATAAAATCTAATCCTATTTTCTCGTTTTGTATATCTTCTTTCAAACGAATATCAGAAGGTGCTGTTATTGAAGTAGCACCAAAAGCAATGTTAGAGTCATTAGAGCCATCACCAAAAGTGAAATTGCTATTGCCAGAACAAGTTACGTTTTGCCCCATAGCTATTTGGTTGCCAGCACTAGCAGCAGAGCCGCTAGTAGAATTACCTATCATAATGTTTTGACTACCAGTAGTAATATTATCACTAGCAGTTTCACCAATCGATACATTGTCGTTACCAGAAGTATTTTGTCTGCCAGCATGTTTACCAACTGCTGTGTTTCTTGAACCAGTGTTGTTTTCTAAAGCCTCAACACCCATAGCAGTGTTATTAGTAGTCGTTGTTGTATCAAGTAGTGCTGCTCTACCTACCGCTACGTTGTCTCCACCAGTTGTCAATTTACCTAATGCCTCATAACCAACTGCGGTATTATTACTAGCGGTTGTTAGTGCGTCTGCTGCTAGAGTTCCAACTGCTACGTTTTGAGCACCTGTTGTAAGAAGTTCAAGAGCCTCATATCCAACTGCTGTGTTGTTATTAGCTGTAGTAGCAGTCAACAGGCAACGAGCACCCACTGCGACATTTAAATCTCCTGTTGTATTAGAACCTAAAGCACCATCACCTACACCAGTATTTTCTTCACCTGACGTATTAGCATCTAGGGCAAAAGCACCAAAAGCTGTGTTATTACCGCCTGTATTATTTAGTAAAGCATTATGACCAACAGCAGTGTTAGATGTAGCTGTAGTAACAGCACTTAATGCTTGATCACCAACCGCAACATTTGTTCCACCTGTTGTAGCAGAAGTTAATGCAGCTATACCTACTGCTACGTTGCTATCTGCTTCGGTTGCAGCATCTAATGCGAAAGCACCAACTGATGTGTTCCGTGTTCCTGTAGTGTTTGATACTAAAGCATGATAACCAACTGCTACGTTGTTATCTGCTGTAGAGTTTGCAGCTAAAGCACTTCTTCCCAAAGCTGTATTATTTGAGCCTGTAGTATTATCTGTTAAAGAACCCCAACCTATAGCTGTATTGTCTGCACCTGTGGTTGTATCTTCCATTGATCTTACGCCAACCGCAGTATTTTGACTCGCAGTTGTATTAGCACTTAAAGATGATTTTCCAACTGCTGTGTTGTCTGCTCCTGTGGTGTTAGCATCTAAAGCTAAACCGCCTACTGCTGTGCCATTCGCACCTGTAGTATTTGCAATCATAGCAGCAGTGCCTACGGCAGTATTAAAATTAGCAGTAGTATTTGCTCCTAAAGCCTCACTTCCGACTGCCGTGTTAGCCGCACCTGTCGTATTAGCGTCTAATGATTGATAACCTATGCCAACATTTTCTGTTCCTGTTGTGTTTGCAGCTAACGCAGAAGTGCCTAACGCTGCTCCTCTGTTACCTGTAGTGTTTGCTGAAAGTGCTGTACTTCCTATGGCAGTATTATTATCACCACTTAAAGAACCATCATCAAGTGCAGCATTTCCTAAAGCTACATTATTTGAACCAGTAGGGTAGTTCCCATCTAATTTTATTGTTCCGTCTGCTGATAATGCACCTGTTGTAGTTAGGTTAAGACTAGCAAAAGCGTCTACTACTGCTGCTCCACTACCAGCACCATCAAGATAAACTGCTTTAGTATCACCAGCAGGTATAGTTACGTTAGCTCCAGAGCCTTGCGAAATAATAATATTTTGAGAACCGCTTGTGCCATTTTCAATAAATTGCACCCTGCTTATGGTGTTGGGTGCAATAGTTATAGTACAAGTAGAGTCTAGTGTACCTGTGTATTTAAGATACATAGCTCTACCAGGATCAGAAGCTCCATCTGCTACTGTTGTAGTATGCGTATCTGCATTAGTAGTGATCGCTTCTGTGCCGAAGCTAAGGGCCTCTCCTATCAACTCAAGATTTGTATTCGTGCTAGTTCCCCAAGTTCCTGACTCGTCACCTGTGGCGATTTCTTTAAGTCTTAAATCATTTACATAAGTTGCCATTTATTTCTCCGTTCAATTGATTATATTACCTTTCTGTTGCATAGTTAAGCAACATCTTCCCAGTTAGGTGTTTGACTGTCATCAATAGCAGTAAAGCTTGAAGTTTGATCTTCATCTATATTTTGAAAATTTGGTGTTTGTGACTCATCAATTAGACTCCAAACGAAAGGTTCTCCAACTTCTCCTGTTGCTGAAACACCTGTTAAAGTAACTATTGATTTGGCTATTGTGGTGACAGATCCAACAGAGCTTGTTGCTTCTAGTCCTGTAACCTGAACTGTCATGCCCAATGCTATAGTAATCGTTCCTAACGCACTGGTTCCTGCCTGACCTGTTGGTGTTACATTTGCTTTTCCTATAAATGTAAAAGAACCTACAGAGCCTGTGGCTTCAACACCAGAGACACTTGCGTTAGCTTTAGCTATTAGTGTTACAGTGCCTAATCCACCAGTTGCTGCTAATCCACTTACACTTGCTACAGCATTATGGTGTACTGTAACTGATCCTACACTAGCTGTAGAACTAAGTCCTGCTACGGGGACATTGGCCTCACCATCTACATCAACTGAAACCGAGCCTAGTGTGCCAACTGCACTTGGACATACAGCTACAGCTTGAGCGTTTACACCTACGCCAGATACTGCACCTGTAGCAGATTGTCCTGTGGGCGTTACATTAGCTTCTGCATCTGTTGTAGGCGTTCCTAAAGAAGATGTTCCAGCTTGTCCTGAAAGTGTTAAATTAGCTTTTGCTACTGTAGTTACAGATCCTATAGCAGAAGTGGCAACTAAAGTAGAAGGAGTTACATTAGCTTCTGCATCTACACTTACAGAACCTAATGCAGAAGTTGCAGCTACACCAGATATAGTGAAGCTTATAGGTATAGAAGCGGGTTGACCCCAAGGACCCTCGCCCCAGCCAGCTCGACCCCAACCTGTCGACATAACTTAAACTAAGCTATTCTAATAATAGCAGTACTTGCTGCTGCCGCAGGGAAAACTACCGTGAAGTCCCCAGCTGTAGATGTTTTATCTCCGCCAAAATCAATAGTAGCAACAGATTTGTTACTGTCAGTTGAATTATAGATCATACATCCTCTAGCGGTTATTGTAGCTGTGCCAAAAGTCAAATCAGCAAAATCTGTGAAGCCTGTTGTGCCGCTTGATGTTGGATCCACTCTAGTTAGGTTTGCACCTCCTGAAGTGTAGTTAGTACCTGATGCCTGTCCTGTAGTAGTAAAAGCAGTAGTAGTAGCACCTAAAGTTGCCGAACTTGTGTATAAGGCAAGTTTAAAAGTGTCTCCGCCTGAATTTTTAAAGTTATGGACAGCTTCTAGCAGCTCTTTTTTGAAGCTGGTTGTTAATGTTGATGAGATAGCCATATTTATATCCTTTTTACAATTTTAGCTAACTCTTCTTCTCCCGCTTTTATAAGCTCTTGAATTAAAGTAGCTTTATAAGATTTTATAGCATTTTTTATGTAAATCAAACAAACCTGTCTAATCTCTTCTCTATACACTCTAGCTTGTTCTTTTATGTGAGGTTCGCTATCTTCAGAAACACTGACAATCTTTTCCGCTAATCTTTCTGCCCAAAACTCAGGTGGGTGCCCTCCAAAATTAGAAGTTTTGGCTTCTATAACCCCTAAACTTGGCATGGCCCCTGGTGTAATTTCATCTACCATACTTTAGGGTCTCCTGCTTTAGATTCTTTAAGGTGTGTGTCATATCTGTCCATAAGCATTGGTTTTTGCTCATCCACAGGGCGCCCCTCTATTTGGCTTTTATTGAACACGCGTAATTTGTTTTCTTGATCGTGTACTATAATTTTTGGATCATCCAAACGATGATAGCCGTATAATTTATCCTCTACAGGTATTGACGTGTCTAATAAAGTAGAAGAATTAGCTACCTCAATTTGTATGCCCGCGTTTTGGCATTTTGATAGCCAGTATTCTACGCATCCTCTGCCTGACTCTGCAAAATACAAATTACCAGTATAAGTAAAATCAACACCAAACATTTTTACGCATCCTACTTTGTTCCATAAAGCAAAAGCTATAGCGTAAGCCACTGTATTATTTAAGTAGTAACAATTTAAATCTCTAACAACTTCCTCTATAGGATAAAGAACTAAGCCTTTTGCCCTGTCATCTAGTTCACACGTATAAATAGGCCCTTGGTGTGTTTTCAAAAGTTTTTTCATTGATTCTGTTTGACCTCCTGCATCATCGCTGTCAAAAAAACGACTAGCTGGGTCTAACATAAATATACGATCATGGAAGATCACGTCAGCAACGGCATTTATTGCCCATACTTCGTCAAAGTGTACTCCATGTGATTTAGCAAGATTGTAGTCAAACCAACTACGTCCCATACCTACTATAGCTATAG